CACCTGCTCCAGTAACACCAGTAAGTCCACCACCATCACCAGAGAATGAAGTCGCAGTTAGAACACCAGTGACAACTGCACCAGAAGTGTTTGCTTGGACTCTTACTGTATCTCCATCATCCTTAATACTTGTACCTGCACCAACATTGATTCCCGTAAGTGCGGAACCATCGATTGCAGGGAGAGCACCAGTTAATTCAGAAGCGTCTAAACTTGTTAGGTTTGCGCCACTTCCATGGAAAGTACCAGAGAAGTTTTGTGCATAAAGGTAGTTAGTTCCTGGGTTGAATCTAAGTCCACCATTATCTACCATCAATCTACTGTAGGTATTACCTCCACCAGATTGTTCCATCATGATGACGTTATAGTTCACGTTGTCATCAACAGATTCATCAATTCTAATTCCACCATTGAAACTGGATGCAGTAACGATACCAGAACCACCAACTTCAATACCACCTGCGGTCATGGTTACTCCGAACCCTGAACCATTTGAACCAACGTTAAGTTGACCTCTGAAGTTTGATGCGGTTCCGTTGCCGAATACGTCAATACCATATTGGTAATAGACACCAGCTGTAGAAGTAAAGTAAACGAGGTTCTGATCGAAGTAAACGTATTGACCAGAAGGAGCTCTCAAGGATAGAGTACCACTGGTACTCTCAACAACGTTTGTACTGAACTTGAGGTCTGCAACAGAAGCAACACCAGAAACTTGAATGTCACCTTCGACTGATAGATCTACAGTTGGTCGGGTAGAACCAATACCAACTTTTCTTCCTGTGGTGAAGATGCCCGCAAGTGCTCCATCGGAGACTGCCCAGGTTCCACCTGCACCAGGTAGAGATCCACTTGCACCTTGGAGACCCTGGAAACCTGCGCCAGTTTCACCTTGAACACCTTGGAAACCATCTTGACCAATGATGCCTTGTGTTCCCTGAACACCCTGAACACCCTGAATGCCTTGAGTACCTTGTGCAGCAATATCAGATGCGTCTGCACCTTGAATACCTAAGATACCTTGAGTACCTTGCGCTGCTTGCGTACCTTGCAGACCCTGGACGCCTTGGGTTCCTTGAACTCCCTGAAGTCCTTGCAAACCTTGAGTGCCTTGGACACCCTGAGTTCCTTGAACGCCTTGAGTGCCTTGGACACCTTGGGTTCCTTGAACGCCTTGTGTTCCCTGAGCTCCCTGAATGCCCTGGAGTCCTTGTACGCCCTGGATACCCTGTGCTCCAGTTGTTCCCTGAAGACCAGTTGCACCCTGTGGACCTTTGATCAGACCAACATCCGACCAAGTAGTTGATCCAAATGTCCAGAGACGACCAGTGTCATCTGCGATAACACCATTACCCGCAACAGGTGGATACCAAACGTAACCAGTATCGTCTGCGGTCAACGTTGTAGCACCAACACCTTGTGTATTGGATGGAATGTTACCGACAATGGTTACCGAGGTTCCGTCTTCACCTTCAGTGCCCTGTACGCCCTGAGGACCCTGTAGTCCCTGTGTGCCTTGAACACCCTGAACGCCTTGGGTACCCTGGATACCTTGGGTTCCTTGCGATGCCTGGGTGCCTTGGAGACCTTGTACGCCTTGGGTACCTTGGAATCCGTATGGTCCCTGAGTACCTTGGGATGCTTGTGTGCCCTGTAGACCCTGAACGCCTTGGAATCCGTATGGACCTTGGGTTCCTGTTGTGCCCTGAGAACCAGTTACAAGTTCTCCATTTGACCAGAACTGGGATGCAGTAATAATACCAGTGGTATTAACGTAGGAATCAGTTGTAAGAGTCTTTGCTACATCTGCTAGGGAGGATACACCTGCGAGAGGAGTGTAGTATGCGAGTCTTGCTGCATCTACGATAGTTGTGATTCCAGTAACTGTTGCAATACCACCTGCAACTGTTACACCAAGATTTTCATTAAAGTCAATCTTAGAGAATTCACCGAGGATTACGTTATCATTTCTTAATTCGATACTTCCGATACCAGCTGCGACTGTTCCACCGCCACTGACTACTGAGGTTGTTAGGGAAATAAGGACACGACCTGCACCATCGGGATCACCTAATGTGAGTCCGTTACCGAAGTTGAGTTCTTTTGCAATACCTTTTCTAACCGAGTCGTCTAGAATCTCAACACCAGAGTTGGTTGCAACTACGTTTTCGAGTTGACTACCATCACCATGGAATTGTGTTGCGGTAATGACACCTGTTGCGGTGATGTTCCTGACTTCAAGTGCTTCTGCGGTTGCTACTCCAGCAACGACTGCACCTGTTGTGTTGATAATCGGATTCCCAGTCAGATTCTCTGCGACTGTTGAAATACCCGCACTATCTACATAACTTTCTAGATCATCTCCATCCCCAAAGGTATCGTAGAGTTCTTGAAAGTTACTATTAATTTTACCCATTGCAGAACGCAATGAATCACCAGTACCATCATTAGCGCTACTGCCTGTATTGATACCCAGTCTAGACATTAAAATTTCCTCAGTGTATCCCTATTTTTATATTTATCGATTCCCAGAATCGGTTATTTATTATATCAGATATTGGCAATAATAAATAACAGCATAAAAGTACTTTTTGCCACCGATGGATAAGTTCGACATCATTAAATCCTATTTACTAGACGAAGGTTTCGCGGAAACTGAGGAAGCTGCCATCGGTATGATGGTATCTATGAGTGAGTCTTGGAAAGAAGAAATTCTTGAAATTTACAAGGGTAAGCATGGTCAGTCTGATAAAGAGTATATGGATGGTCGTTCTGATGCAGGCAAGCAAATCTCTGGTGATTCTAAGATGAGTGGTGCTGCCTACTCCCATCGTTCATTCAAAGGTCAAGGCAAACCTGCTAAACCAGGTGAGCGTCAAAAGGCACAGGGTAGAATGACTCAAGCTGATCGCGATGAGTTGGCTATTCGTAAAGCAGCACTTAAGAAAGAAGAGATTGAGTTAGACGAGAATCGTCGCGCAGCTCGTTCTGCTGGTGGTTATAAGGACGACTCCAAGAAACAGACCGATCCTTCTAAGGATGGATTCACTGGTATCTCTGGTAGCATTAAAGAAATCATGCGCCAAAACAAAGAGATTGAAGCAAAGAAAAAGAAAATGTCGGAGGCATCTGATCCTCGTGATGAAGCAGCTATGAAGAAGTTTCAAGAACTTCAAAAGAATGTAGATCAGAAAAAGAAGAAGGAAAGTAAAAAATTACCTCATATGGGTACAGGAAACCCACACTATGATGCCAAGAGTGCTGGAATCTCTCGTGTAAAAGACTTTAAGTTTACTCCTGTTAAAGAAGAGGTTGAAGTTGAAGAAGGTTACAAAGAGATTGACAAGGCAAAGGAAAACAGAATGTATCGTCGTGCAGGTAATCTAGCACGTACTTCTCTTTCATCTACAGGTGAAAAGAAAAAGGATGCCGCTAGTAAGTCCGCTAAGATTGTTTCTGCAATCACTAGACAGAAAGAAAACGAGCGTTTTGCTAAGATGGCTGACGAGAAAGCAAGAGATAACTATGTTGCTGCGGAAGAAGTAGAACAAGTTGATGAGGCACTACCTCTATTAGCAGCAGTTCCTGCACTACTTGCAAAAGGTGCTGCAGCTGCTGGTAAAGTTGGTGCAGTTGCGGCAAAAGGTGCAGCAATGGCTGGTAAAGCAGGTGCTACTGCTGCAAAGGCAGGTGCAAAGACTTCAGGTTTGGGCATGAAGGGTAAACTCAAACTCAAGATGAAGGACATGGCGAAAGATGCCATTAAGAGTAAAGCTCAGGACATGGCGTCCGACGTTAAAGATACCGCATCAAGTGCGGTTACTGATAACAACCCTCTAAATTCCCTGAAGAATTCTCACGAACCACAAGGTGAACAGATCCATGAGATCTCCGCAGAAACTGCACTTGCGGCTTCTAAGGGAAGAGACAGACAGGCAATGATGCTCAAAGGTCCAGAACATACTGAGAAGAGAGCCGAACTGAGAGCAAAGGCATCTCAGAACTATGACAGAGCAGTTAAGAAGCGTAAGGCAGGTTACGTCAAGAACACTGCATCACCACAAGGTCCTGCTAGAAAAATGACTGCTGAGAGTATGAGTGACATCGCTGCTCTCCGTGCAGAAATGCTAAAAGAGGAAAAAGAGTGAAGACGTTCAAACACTTCTCTGAAGGAACCAAGGAAGAGAACAAACAGAAAAGTTTGTTCGCGAGATATAAAGATCTCCAAAATCCTAAAGATCCAAAAACCACAGAAAAACTTCTCAGAAAAGGATCCGCTTGACGGGTCCTCTTTTTTTGACTAAAATTACTCTGTGGAGTTTCAGAAATAAATATAGCTACTTTTAGAGAGCTATATGATAGATTATGAGAACCCTTGGATCTACAAGGGTCGTGCATTTTTATCAGAAGATATTAAAGATAATTATGGGTTCGTATATAAGATTACGAATATCTTGAATGGTAGAGAATATATTGGAAGAAAGTATTTCGTTCAGAAAAGAAAACCAAAAGGTGGTAAACGCCGAGTCACTTCTGAGTCTGACTGGAAGAAGTATTATGGGTCTTGCCCTGAATTGAAAGAGGACATTAAGAAGTTCGGAAAACAGAACTTTACCCGTGAAATTCTCAGTATACATAGTACACTGGGAAAAGTGAATTACGAGGAGACCCGTCAGTTGTTCGTACAGGGAGTCCTGACCGAATCGCTTGACAACGGGGTTCCGAGGTTCTACAATTCTAATGTTCTCGGCCGTTACTACAGGAAGGACTACTTTCATGGAACAAGATCTGATGAATGAGACAGATTATCTCAAGGACCAAATCATTGATCGCATCCATGACCTAGTGGCTATGGGTGACTATCTGAATGCGACTGCTGTTTATGAGGAGTTCAAAGAAAACTTCCAAGAACAATAGTCATATATACTCATAACTACTTCAAGAAGAATGAAACTTCGTAACCTGATCAAAGTTGTTGAAAAAGTCATTGCACCAGAACCTCTTGAAGAAATCAAAGAGGAAGATATTGAATGTGCGATTGATGAACAAGTAGTTCCCTGTGAAGAGTTGCAGGAACCAGAACCCCCTTATACTGGTGTTCCTGCTCCTGCTTATCTTGTGGAAGATCCTTGGTTTGGACCTGCACCCACTCTGACTGAAAAACAGATGGATTATATGCAGATTGAAACTGAAGTCAAGATGCAAGAAGAGAAGGAACGTGAAGAATCTGGTAGTGAACCAGAGAATATTCACCAACTCATGTATGAAATGGCTACAAAAAATGCTCCAACTACTATTCAGTTGAATCCGATTGGTGGTTCGGAAATGTTCCAAGGAGGATCAGAAAATGTCCACCGATGATTGGCGTTATAGTGATGAACGTATGGATGTACGAACTCAAGGATTGAATATCCTTCTTAATAAGTTTGGACGTGAAATATGTTCAGATGGATCGCCAAGGTATTCCAATCAGAGTATTTACGAATGTGTTCATGATTGGGTTTCTCAGGGTAATATTAGAACTGATGGTATCGTTGCATACTACAAAGCATATTACGCTAACTAATTTATTCTAATGATCAAACGAACTTTAACTGCTCTCGCACTAGTTTTTGGTAGTGTTGCATGTGCAGGTGATAGTGATGACATGATGCTTAAGGTGGAGGGAACTCCACTAGAAGTAGTTCCTCATGTCCAAGCATCTTGGAAGTGTGAGGATTGCACTCCTGAAGAGAAGTATGTTCTCGAACAACTTCAAGAACATACTCGAATTACTGATCGCAATGCTCTTGCAACGATCATGGGTAACATCAAACAGGAATCTAAGTTTATTCCTGATATCTGTGAAGGTGGTGCTCGCGTAACGTATGATAACTGCCATATTGGTGGTTATGGTCTGATTCAATGGACTTCGATCAATCGTTACGATAATCTTGGTAGGTTCTGTCAGAAGTATGGATGTGACCCTAGTACACTAGAAGGTCAGACTCGTTATATGATTAACGAATCAGTATTCCAACGTTACCTTCCAGAGTTTGAGGGAAGTGGTAAGACCATCCATCAGTATATGGTTCCTGCATATTACTGGTTGGGTTGGGGTATCAAAGGTAATCGCGAAATCTACGCATACGTTTATGCCAACAAACTCAAGTTTTCGTGATTATACACCTGGGGGTCTTGACGTGACCCCTACCAATATACTAAGATTGATTAGTGAATTGGAAGGTTCTTACCAACTCCTTAAGTACATGGGGTTTTTTGAAGACCAAGAGACCATTGACAAACTCAAAAAGAAGTACTATACTATGTACTTCAAGGAAAAGAAAAAGGTCGAGGGTCATTAGTTAAGTGGATATAACCTCCGCCTTCTAAGCGGATGTCCCAGGTTCGAGTCCTGGATGACCTGCCTAATCCTCTTTAGCTCAGCGGTAGAGCGAACGACTGTTAATCGTTTGGTCCCTGGTTCGATCCCAGGAAGGGGAGTGAGGAACTTGAGACGTTCCCGCCAAAGGTGCCATTAATTTGGAATCAACCCCCTTTGGATATTCGCGGAGGATCTGCGTCTTACTCCATTACAAACTGTCAGTATACTGGGTGTAACGCCCACATAGCATACGGATAAGTGTAGTGTCTTGTCGATGTGGCGGAATTGGTAGACGCGCTGGTTTTAGGTACCAGTTCTTTCGAGAGTGAAGGTTCAAGTCCTTTCATCGACACTTGACAATCATATTTTTCTCTGGTATGGTTGTCTTATGCGGGTTTAGTTCAGTGGTAGAACGTCAGCCTTCCAAGCTGAATGTCATCGGTTCAAATCCGATAATCCGCTCCAGCTTGAATAGCTCAGCGGTAGAGCATCTCCTTTACACGGAGGCGGTCGGGGGTTCGATCCCCTCTTCAAGCATATATAAAGTCCGAACAAAAGAGATCCATTAATGTGGAGAATATGGTGTTATGCACTCGGACAAAAAGAAGGCAGATCCAAACGAGATGCGGACAATATTGCTATCATACGTACTATTATACTCCTTTCTTATTTGGTTACTAATTTTTTTATTGTTGCAGGAGTAATCAGACATTGGAATGCAAACACTTGTAAGGAATATTTGAATGGACAAGATCCCATATCTCAGGAAAGATAATTTTTATACGAACTCAGAACTCTCTTTGATCATGAGAGAACTGAATTATCTTACTGCAGATAACGTTATTCTAAGTGATGACATACTTCAGTCTGGTGCTGGTAGTATAGAGATGACGACCAAAAAAGCTTTATGGTTTACTGATCTTTATCGTGAACAATACTATTCACCTACATGGAGATTGGCAGATAAGATCTTTGAAGGAGCTACAAGTGAACTTTATGAGTTGAGTCCAATTAATAGAACCATGTTGGACACTAATGATTATGGTATCTTATTGTCTTACTATGAAAATGATGGATATTACAAAAGACATCATGACGAATGTCATTTTACTGGGTTATTGTGGTTCTGTAATCAACCACAGAGATTTACTGGTGGAGACTTGATATTTAATGATACTAATGAAGTTGTTAAGTTTACTAACAATACATTAATTTTATTTCCTAGTTGGGCGGATCATGAAGTTGTCCCTGTAAAACTAGATGCCCAGTATGAAAATAAACAAATGGGAAGATTTTGTATATCCATGTTCTTACAGATCAAAGAAAAAAATTAATAATTTCTTAATGAATGTTACGAGATGAACATATTTGATTGACAAGTAAGTGCTTGTAACTATTATATAGCTATGTACAACTCAATAATCACATGGACAAATACACCTACGAAAATTGGGTGAAAGTTAAGGAAACCTTCGAGGCTTCTGGAAACACTAATAACATGTTTTATCAAAGGGCATGTGCCATAGTCGGAACTGGTAAAGATCCGTTAGCAAAATTTCTAGGAGACAAGGAGGAACCCCATGATGAGTCCGTATGATGATGAGTCAGTTTCACGTACAGAAGTACAGGAGATGATTGATGCAGCAATTCGTCAACACAACCGCAATGCTTCTATCATCAGTATGTGTGTCGGGTGGGTTGTTTTGGCTCTCTTCGCTGAGGGTCTTCTGAGATTGATAGGTGTAATTCCGCCAATCTTCCCATGGCTGAACATTCACTTGTAGACTGGATTTGGGTGGTTGTCATCGGACTATTCGGTGCAACCATGATTATTCAGGGGCATTTTATCTATCATGGTAAACATGGTTATTCCAGAAAAGATTATGATGACCAACAGAAAAAAGATCATGTTCGTAAACAAGTAGAAAGAGTTATCAAAGGTAAATGAACGACGATCAAAAAAGAGAATTTTACAAATCACTCAGAGAAAGAGTTCACCAACTTAGAATGGGACACTTATTTGAAGAACCATGCCCGCTCTATGAACCAGAGTGGGATTCAGATTGTCGTATGACTTACGATGATCATGAGTAACTCTGAAGCAATAGAACTGATTAATGCTATGGCTCAGATGCTATACATGATGGTTGCTTGGTTGTCTGGAATATATCTTGGCTACATGATAGGTTTTAGAAACGGGAGTGGATCATGAAAGGAAACACAACTCTAGTATTGTATTCTGCGATAATTTTTGGTATAATTGCTTTGTTTGTTGTATGGGGTGTAACCCATGCATATTCACCACTATATTGAACAATGAAGATCTTTATTGACACCGCACAGACCTCTGAAATCCATAGTGCATTCCAGACTGGTCTAGTTGATGGTGTTACAACAAATCCATCTCTCATCATGAAGAGTGGTCGCGATCCTGAGGATGTGTATCAAGAACTGATTGAAGCAGGTATTCCTGATATCAGTATGGAGGTTGTCGGTACTGTTGGTGAGATGTATAATGAAGGTATTCGTCTAGCTGAAAAGTTTGGAGACCAAGCCACCATCAAGTTGCCTTGCACCCCTGATGGTTTGCAGGTTTGTCGTCATCTGACTGCAAAAGATATTCGTACTAATGTTACCCTTATCTTCTCTGCTTCTCAGGCTGTACTTGCTGCAAAAGCTGGTGCAACTTACATTTCACCTTTCGTTGGTCGTCTTACTGACAATGGTTTTGATGGTCTTGAATTGATTCGTACTATCTACGAAATCTATAAGAAAGACGGATGCCCTACTGAGATTCTTGCTGCATCTGTACGTAGTCCAGAAGTCGTTGCCCTTTGTTATCGTGAAGGTGCAGACATTTGTACTATCCCCCCAGGTGTTTTCAACAAGATGTATGAAAGTGTCCTGACCCGTGAAGGACTTGCTATTTTCCAAAAAGACTGGGATTCTATCCAGAAGTGATGACAACTTATGAAAAAAACTATTCTTGCTATGATTGCAGCAGTTTCTCTGGGAACTCCTGTATTTGCTGATCCAATCACCGAAGATGAGTTCTTCACCCCTCATGCTCAGGGGTGCATGTTGCTCCAAGAATGTACCGATCATGTTCAAGAACTTAAAACAGTTTCTGATCTCAATAAAAACGAGGAACTGGCTGATATTGATTATAGTATTGTTGCTGATGAGTTTAACTCTCTCGTCCGATCACTTAATAAGGTCGGAGCTAAAGTTTTTCTAGCAGATATGCGATACTTCCGAATCGGTCATCGGGGTGTCTATCATACCGTAGGTAACAACTTCTTCTTGAATGTTGCCCATATGCATCGTCCTGGAGTGATGATGTCGGTAATGCGTCACGAAGGATGGCACGCTGCTCAGGATTGTATGGCAGGAACAATCGATAATAATTTCATTGCTATTATTCACAATCAAGAAGAAGTTCCCAAGATGTATCAAGCAATCGCAAAGAGTGCTTATGCATCGCAACCAAAGGCAATTCCCTGGGAAAAGGAAGCATATTGGGCAGGTCACACTGAGGGTATGACTAAGGCAGCACTTGAGTCATGTGCTGCTGGTACCATGTGGACTGATTATGAACCCACACCCATGACACGCGAATGGCTTGAAGAAAACGGATACATTAAATAAGACAGACGAGGAAAGAAACCATGTCACAATTCTGCTTCACCGATCTCTCTGATGAACAACGCCGATTGTTAATCGACGCAGTATGGATGAGACAAAGATCCTATATTGCTGGAGATCGAATGTTCAGAGAGTATGGGAAGATGTTGGATGATTTGAGAATTGGTTTTGAAGATTACGTTCCATGTCAATACAGATGAAAGCTATTGTAATTTTCGGTGCAACAGGAGATCTCTGTAAGAGAAAACTCATTCCTGCACTTCACGAATTATTTCAAAGAGACTTACTTCCAGAGAATTTCCTGATTGTAGGATCTTCTCGGAGAGACCCAGGTACCAAGTCCTGGATTGATAGCCTCGGGGACTACCCCGAGGATTTTTTGCAAATGCTTGATTACGTTTCTACTGATCTGGATAACCCAGATACATTACAGAAACTGGATTATCTAAAGGAATACGATACAACTTATTTCCTTTCAGTTCCACCAGAGAGGTATGCAAATGCAATTGTCAACCTTAAAGGATCGGGTGCTCTCGATGATCCCGAAAAGTCCAGACTGGTTATCGAAAAACCCTTTGGGTACGATTATAAATCTGCTGATAATCTACAGTCAGTGGTGGGCAGACATTTACGCGAGAAACAAGTATATCGCATTGACCATTATCTTGGTAAAGATACTGTCAATAACATCCTTGCTACTCGTTTCAGTAATATTCTTCTTGAACCACTTTGGAATCGTCAGTACATAGAAGAAGTTCAGATCTATGCCACCGAGACTATCGGTTGTGAAGGTCGTGCTCAGTACTATGAGACCTCTGGTGCAGTGAGAGATATGTTGCAGAATCATCTGCTTCAAGTTCTTGCACTGATTGCAATGGAACCTCCTTGTAAGAATGATGCGAAGGAAGTTCGCAGAGAGAAAACTAAAGTTCTTGCTGCAACTAGACTTGGTGATCAAATGATCCTTGGTCAATATCAATCCTATAGAGATGAGGATGGTGTTGACGAGAATAGTATCACTCCAACATTTGTTGCTGGTGATCTATTCATTGATAACTGGAGATGGGAAGGTGTTCCTTTCCACTTTATGACTGGTAAGAAAATGCCAGTATCTTGTGTTGAGGTTGTGATTAAATTTAAGTCACCACCACAAACACTATTTGAAGGTCATGAATGCAATGACAGAATCGTAATGCGATTCCAACCTGATCCTCACTTGGATATGAGAATCGATATCAAGTCTCCTGGACTTGACGATAGAGTTGAACCTGCAACACTGCAGTATCACTATCCAAAAGATAGAGCTGTAGATGGTTATGTTCGACTTTTGAATGATGCAATTACTGGTGATCAATCACACTTCGTTCATTCTGATGAAGTGTTAGAATCCTGGAGAATTGTTGATGATCTCCTTTGTACTGGAGATCAATGTCGTATCAGAACCAAACCTTATATCTATCATGATGGACTATGGGGACCTTGGTACAAACTAGACCAAATCACTAACTGGGACTTTCCACTGAGGTTAAATTAGGAAATGGAAACATTATTTGTATTTCTTTTCATTACCTTGCTAACTACTAGTATGCATCTAACATGGCCAGGTAGATACCGAGGGTAACATGAAAAAAAGATCCGAGGAAGAACGCAAAAAGAAAATAGAAGAGATCGCAAGACACATGCATCCGCATGATGACGAACCCGATCCTACTGCATATATGGGGAACTATAACTTTCCTCAGATGCTTTTTGCTTTCTGCCTTGGATTTGTGACTATGTTTGTCTTATCAGTAAATGAGATAAACGATTTCAAAGGATGTCCTTTACCAGAATACTTTATCAACGAAGGAAAACAATGAAAGTAGGACTAATCGGACTCGGACGGATGGGCGAAGGAATGTCCCGTCGAATGATGGACCGAGGAAACATCGAAGTTTATGGTTACAGACGAAACTATGCCAAGGCACAAGAATCAGCAGAGAGTGGGTATATTACTGCAGCTGCAGATTCTTTGGAAAGCCTTGTTCAAGTAGTCAAAGACGGCGGATCTGCGGGTCAAGTACCTGGAATCTTCCAACTTGTTATCCCCGCAGAACTCGTACAGGAGACTATCAATGAGCTATTACCATTACTTAGTGATGGAGATATTGTTATTGATCATGGCAATTCCAATTTTAAGGACTCGCGCCGCAGAGCAGAGGCCCTGGAAAAACTGGGCATCCAATATATTGATTGTGGTACTAGTGGTGGTGTGTACGGTCTGGAGCGTGGATACTGTCTTATGGTTGGAGGCAGAAATCAAGCAGTCGGCGTATGCCGCCCTATATTCGACGCCCTCTCACCAGGCATCAGTGCTGCCCCAAGGACCTGTAAGCGAGATGGATACACTCTCTACCCAGAAGAGTTTGGGTGGATCCATGCAGGCGCCCCAGGTGCAGGTCATTTCGTAAAGATGGTTCACAATGGAATTGAATACGGAATCATGCAAGCATACGCAGAAGGATTTAATATCCTGCATGAAGCTAATGCTGGGTCGAAGTACGTTAAGGAGGGAGATGCAGAAGTCGCTCCAATGGATTGCCCAGAAGATTATTGTTATGATATTGACGTTTCTAAAGTGGCTGAGTGTTGGCGCCGCGGTAGTGTTGTTGGGTCTTGGTTACTTGACCTTACTGCGGATGTACTACGCCGCGACAGAGAGCTTGATGCTTTCGCTGGGGGTGTCTCCGATTCTGGCGAGGGACGTTGGACTGTTCACGCTGCTGTGGACCTTGGGGTACCCTCTCCTGTCATCAGTAGTGCATTGTGGTCGCGTTTTGAGTCGCGCCGTCTTGGTGCTTTCGCAGCCAAGGTTCTAAATGGTATGCGTGCTATGTTTGGAGGACATGACGTAAGATGAGTATTTGCATTGGAATGAATACGTTGTTAGCAACTGCTGCAACAATGATTGTTGGTGAAGTGACTCCCGAATCAGTTAGAACTTACGTTTCACTTAACGCTGATCCTTGGGACAATAATGCACAAATAGATTTTGAGGAACCAATGGGTTCCTTTGGTCTTGAATATGATATTCATACAAATGTCAGATTGTTTGCAGAGCATCTTTCGTCACCGATGCAATGTAATGATCACCCAGGAGTAAATCATGCTGGAGTTAAACTTCTCGCACCAATTGATGACTTTACTCTTTACTCTGGGATCAGCATTAACAATTCTGATTTTGATAGTAATGATCGGTTTGAAGGACCACTGGTATCGTTAGGTGTGGAATATGGTGATGATTTTAAGGTCTATGCCGAACATCTTGCCAGTGTAAAATCAATTGAAGATGGTAGAACATCTTTCGGATTCAAGGTATTTTTCAAATGATTCTAGCAAACGTTCTTTTATATGCATGTGTTCCATTTTGTCTAGTGACATTATTCTTTGGAACTAAAGGTGGTTACTATGATACTGATAAGTATGATGGTGATGGTACTGCACACAAGGTATTAAAATGAACCACGAACAAACACAACAGAATCACCCAGAATCGGAACAACAACCACATCCAGAATCAGAACAACACGGACACGAAGAGTCATGATTCACCACGTCCAATTGTTTGTTAGACATACTATGGAAAGTCCATGGGGGGTAGGTATCCTGTCCCTCGCACTGGTGGTGGTTCCTATCATTGGTATGGATTTAGTTCACAAGTATGGTTGGGAACATTGGGAACCATTTAATAAACCATTTGACAAGTGGTTTGAAAAATAGTATAATGCTATGGTTGAGAGATCAACTGCGGTGACCCCCTTGGTAGTTCAGGGTTAGCGGCGATAGGAACTGCCACCTCGGGTCTTAGTTCAGTTTGGTAGAACGCTGCTTTTGGGAAGCAGAGGCCACAGGTTCAAATCCTGTAGACCCGATTTTAGATTTTATAAATAATCTTCAACCGATGGAAGTATATTCAGTGGAATATTGGCAAGAGAATTGGGACGAATTGATGGAGAGAGTGGAGAACGGGGAGACAATAGGTATAGAAAATAAAGAGACTGGAGAAAAATGTGTAATGGTTCCAGCGGATGATGAACTCCTCCGCATTTACACCGAACAAAACAACGAAGCTTCTTGACGGATCACCCCTAACCCCTTATAATATAGAGGTCAACCACACAGGACGATGACAATCGCAACTAAGTTCAAGAAAGACATTCAAACACTCCGTGCTGCCGCGGAAGGTGATATTTTCCTTGATGTAAAGAATCCGAAACTTTTCAAAAAGGTACGCCGTTATTATGAAAACAATGGTGTAGTCTTCTCTGGTGATCCACTTGATGATTATGAAATCATGATGGAACACATTTATAATGATCTTGAATCTGTGGAGGTGTCGTGAAAATTCTCTTAGAGCGTTTTCCGTATCGTTACGTGGAATGTGGAACCCTAGAAAATGGGTTCCCTGACTATCGTATTCAGAAAGCCCATCATTATACTAAGAGGTACACTGACATGTATCTCCTTGATAATCAGATGCAACTTTTGACTGCGATTGATGATTTCGAGTACACCAAATGGTTAGATCCTGAAGGTGTACCTTGTTACATCAAAGACTCGGTATCGTCTAGAAACTAGCCCTGGTCGGGATCCCCCCTTTCCCTTTCTTTGGTTTACTAAATAACTGAAGATAAAGAAGTTATCATTGTAATAACATGGCGGCAGTCTTAACTAACTCTGGTATTCGGTTTAGTGATAACACAAGTTTGAACTCTAAGTATGGTATCATACCTCAGAGTACTCAAATGTTGTTTCGTCGAAGTTCAGCTCCTACTGGCTGGACTAAACAAACTAGTAGTACTTTTAACAATTCAGGCTGTAGGATTGTTACTGGCAATGTAAGTACTGGTGGAAACCAAGCTTTCACCAGTTCTTTTGCTCAAAGAGGAATCAGTAGTGGAGTTAGTGTTTCGGTAAACGGCGGTAACGTTCAAAACCATACACTATCTACCCCTCAAATTCCTTCTCACAACCACCCATACCAAAGACCTAATGCGTCTAGAGGTTTCCATGGTGGTACACCAAATAGTAGTGTTCCTGGAATTTATACCACTAATGGACAGAACACTGGTGGCAGAGGTGGTAACGGACAACACTCTCATGGCCGTAATGGATTTTCTGCTAGTGGAAACTTCTCTACTAGTATGGATTTGAGAGTAAAGTATACTGACGTTATTATCGCAAGTTTCAACTAAGTTTCCTAGTTCTTAAAACTAGGTGGTGGAGTCAAACGACCCTATAAATAGAAAAAGAATAAGTTAGATTTGAGAAATGTCTCTTTTACGTATTAGACAACAAGGAATTGATTTTTCTGATAATAGCAGAATGCAATCCTTGTATGATATTATTCCCGAAGGAACGAAGATGCTTATTCATGCTTCTTCAGCTCCTACTGGATGGACAAAGAGAACTGATAATAGCTTTGACAATGCTGCATTGAGAATTGTTAGTCAGACTGCTTGGGTGTCTAACACTCAAACAGGCAAGACTAAATTTACTCAGGCTTTTAAAGAACACCAAAAATCATACACAATTCAGAGTTCAATCTCTCAGTTGCAAGTAGGTAACCACACCCTTAGTACCCCTCAGATACCTCAACATACCCACAATATGCCTAACGCTGGCGGTGGTGCTGCGGTTGCTGGTTCAACTCCCAGTAATCAGGGTGGCGATCGTGCAAATATGAGTAACGGAACCACAGGTCAAAAAGGTGGTGGTGGTCAACATAAGCACCCCATTTCGTATGCTAGTGTAACGGGACCTCTTTCTACAAATCATAACATCGCCGTTAGATACGTAGATGTTATTTTGTGTGCATATAATGGATTTAATGCCTCTAGTCCTGCTGCTGATAACAACAACTAGATCGGTTTCTTTTTTTATTATGTGAGTGATGTCTCAAGATCATATAATTGTTGTAAATAACTTTCTTCCAAAAACTAAGTTTGAAAGTTTTCAAAAGTATTTTTTTGATACTTATACCGAAGAAAATTGTTGCATTCACTATTATTCTGTAGGTGAAACGCATAGTCGTAGTGACATGTGTTTGCATCTACTGAATTATGCCTCAAATTATTTTGATCTATCCAAATGTGTTGGATATGAATTGTGGTGTCAACACAATACCAAACCAGAATCAAAAGGTCCAAATGGTGGATGGCATTTTGACAAAGATGAGGTTCTTGAAGAACAAACAGGAGAATTGAAATTTCCTCTATGTTCAATAATCTATTACGTAAATGTCCAGTATCTAACTGGTGGATGTCTTTATGTTGAAGACATGAAGATCCCTCCTCAGAACAATCGACTTGTATTGATTCCTCCTGGAAAAGAACATTGTGTCGAAGAGTTTGGAGGAAAAAGAACATCCATGATAATTAATCCATGGGATTAGAGTCCTGGAATGACGATAAACTTACCCTGGTGCGGATGGGATAACTCCCGCCAGGTTTCTTGTTTCCTGTAAAAGAACAAGTGGCGTGCATGTAAAGACCTAAATAAGAGAGTCACAGGGCTCTCTTTTTTAATGCAATGAGGATAGTAGCAATTCATGCAGGTCACGACTCAAATGCCTGTGTCTATGATGAGGGTAAACTAGAAAAATATATTTTAACAGAGAGATTTACTGGTAAAAAACACGATAGTAATATTTACTCCTTACTACCTGAATTTTTATCTAGTCAACCAGAGGTTGATTACTTTTTGGTTAGTGGAGAAAAAGAAATTATAGATCTCATTTTAGAGCATTACCGATATCAAGTGCATGGTCCATGGTCTCCCCCAGACTATGATAAAGGTGCAGACATTGTACTTGTCAATGGGCATCATCAACATCATGCAGATCTTGCTTACTGGAATAGTGGTTTCGATAAGTGTATTGCAGTAGTTGTAGATTCTCAAGGTCATTATGTTAATAGAGATGCAAATGATCTTGTAGAATCCGAAAGCATATATGTTTACGATGGTGTGAAACGACCTTCGAGAGTATATAAGAGTGTTATTAGAGACGTTCTTGAAAAAGATGTTAGTGGTAGAAAGTTTGAAAAAATTCTGACACAATATTCCCATAAGAATAATCTTGGTCTAGGAGCTTTTTACGATGTTGCTGCGAAATATATTGGTGGAACTACTGATGATTGTGGTAAAGCAATGGCACTCGCTGCTTATGGCGAACCAACGCCAAAGTATAAGTTCTTTTTGAAAGGTAATACTTTTAATAATGAAGGTGCATTTGATCATTATGATGGTGACAGAGCGAAGGAGATAACCAATGCGAATCATAAGAAGTATGCGGATTTCTGCTACGAGACGCAGAGACAAACAGAAAAGGCATTGGGCGATCTTGTTCAAAGTGCAGTGGTTTCAACAGGTATAAAGAAAGTTTGTGTATCTGGTGGATATGCAATGAATGTTGTTGCTAATTACTACTTGACTCAGAGATTCCCTGATGTTGATTTTTACTTTGAACCCATGTGTGGTGATAGTGGACTATCAATTGCATATGCAATGAATCATTATTTTCTAGAAAATGTTGACTTTGCTGATTGCCCTTGTGGTGGAGTCCCAGAACCTTTAGGAACTACATTTTTACATGGGGAAGTTTACAAAAACGATTATGTGGGTGAGAAAAAGAATCTAAAAGACATTGCAAAACTCCTTTATAGTGATAAGTCTGTTGCAGTCTATAGGGGTCTTGCAGAAGCAGGTCAACGTGCTTTGGGTAATAGATCAATTCTGTTTAACCCATTGAATAGAAAGGCAAAAGAAATTGTTAATAAGATTAAAAAGAGAGAATGGTATAGACCTTTTGCTGCAGTTGTATTGGAAGAAGATGCTCATCTCTTCTTTGACAATGTGATTCCCAATGAATACATGACCATGTGTTTCCCAGTTAATAAAGGTTTGGGTCTTATGATTCCTGGGGTTACTCACGTAGATAAAACGTGTAGAGTCCAAACTGTTTCTAGTGGATATCTTTATGAACTTTTGAAAGAGTTCAAAAAGTTATCTGGGTATGGTATTTTACTGAACACCAGTCTAAATCTCGCAGGTGATCCTCTGGTAGAGACTCCTGAACAAGCAGTATCCCTTCTCAAAAACTCTAGTCTAGATCATCTTTGGTTCGCAGATACTGGTCAAATGCTCTGAAATAAAGTATAATATATACTATGATATAATTACTCCTTTATCATGAGTGAATACATTAAAAAGGCACTTGTACTTGGTGCTGGTGGCTTCATTGGAAGTCATATGGTAAAACGCCTCAAATCCGAGGGATATTGGGTTCGTGGTGTTGACCTCAAGTACCCCGAGTTTTCTGTGACTGCTGCTGATGAGTTTGTCCAAGGAGACTTGAGGGATGTAGACTTCGTTCGCCGTTGCCTGGAGTTCAAAGGTGACAGAGGTAATTTCTATAATTCAGTTCCTTATCAGTATATCGAGCCTTTTGATGAAATCTATCAGTTTGCTGCTGATATGGGTGGGGCTGGTTTTGTCTTTACTGGCGAAAACGATGCTGATATTATGCATAATTCTGTTAGTATTAATCTGAATGTTCTTGAAGAACAACGTAAACTAAACGAATCTAAGGAAGTTAATAAGACTAAGATCTTCTACTCTGGATCTGCTTGCATGTATCCAGAACATAATCAACTAGATCCTGATAATCCTGACTGCCGTGAAGAATCTGCCTACCCTGCGAACCCTGATTCGGAGTATGGATGGGAGAAACTCTTCAGTGAACGTCTATACTTTGCTTATAATCGTAATTACGGCATCCCTGTTCGCGTCACTCGTTACCATAACATCTTCGGACCTGAAGGAACCTGGGATGGTGGAAGAGAGAAAGCGCCAGCTGCAATCTGCCGTAAAGTCGCTTACCTCCCAGAACAAGGTGGAGCTATCGAGGTGTGGGGAGATGGCCTACAGACTCGTTCCTTCCTGTTCATTGACGAATGCATTGAAGCGTCTCGACGCCTCATGGACTCCGAGTTCATTGGACCTGTAAATATTGGTTCGGAAGAGATGGTTACTATCAATGAGTTGGTAGAAACTGCTGCTCGTGTTTCTGGTAAAGAAGTTACCAAGATGCACATTGACGGACCAACTGGTGTCCGTGGACGTAACTCTAACAATGACGTAGTTCGTAGAGAACTAGGTTGGGATTACTCTCAGTCTCTAGAAGAGGGTATCCGCAAAACATACGAATGGATTTCTGCACAAATCGCTAAGAACTAAAATGAAAATTGAAATTGTAAAGGATCAGGTCCGTGAACTTGATCATGCTCATCTGAGGCAACTTTCTCTCAATGAAAATGACTGGTTGCCTGCAGGTCAGAGTGAGTATCGTTTTTATGCATACCTCTCTACTTTCTTTAATAACACCACTATCCTAGACATTGGCACTCGTACTGGTGGTTCTGCACTTGCACTTTCCTACAATCCTACTAATCAAGTTCGCAGTTATGATTTGATTGAACAGGGTGCAAGTACTATTGAAAAAGAAAATATTACTTGGAACATTGGTGACTTCATGCAAGATGAAGAGATTGATTGGGACAATGTTTCAATTGTCATGATTGATGTCGATCCTCATGATGGTTCCCAAGAACGTGTTATGATGGACTGGTTGCGTGAGAAGGGATGGAAAGGTCTACTTCTTCACGATGATATTGGACCTGGTTGGCCTGATATTCAATTGATGTGGGATGAAATCCCCGAACCTAAAATTGATGTTACCGAGATTGCTCATATGAGTGGTACTGGTCTTGTCAACTTTGGTGAAGCACACGAAATTGCTCTTGTCTGATGAAAGTTTTAAATCTTGGTTCTAGTGGTCAGGTGGGTGCATACCTGACCGAATATCTTCGTAAGAAAGGTCATGAGGTAATTGAGTTCGATCGGAACCGACATCATGGGGAAGATATGACTCAAATCCCTAACCACAATCTTGATCGTGCAGTGAGGGAATGTGATTTCTGTTTCTTCCTTGCATTTGATGTTGGTGGATCTCGTTATCTGAAAAAGTATCAACACACCTTCAGGTTCCTTGATAACAATGCTCGACTGATGACACAGACCTTTGGTCTACTTGAGAAGTATAACAAACCATTTGTCTTCGCATCATCTCAGATGAGTAATATGTCTTACTCTCCCTATGGTGTGATGAAACGAGTGGGTGAACTTTATACTAAGTCTCTTGGTGGTAAGATCGTTCACTTCTGGAATGTCTATGGTATTGAAAAAGACATGGACAAAGCACATGTCATCACTGACTTTATCAAGAAAGGATTTGAAACTGGTGACATCTCGATGTTGACCGATGGAACTGAACAACGCGAGTTCCTTTATGCAGAAGATTGTTGCGAAGCCCTAGAGGCAGTCATGGAGAACTATGATGAACTGAGTTCAGATGATAATCTCCATATCACATCCTTTGATGCGACTACTATCCTTGACATTGGACATATTATTCAAGGTCTATTTGCAGAGATTGGTCGTAGTGTGAGTGTCACACCTGCAGAATCTAAGGATGAGGTTCAGAAAGATAAGAGGAATGAAGCTGATAAATTCATTACTAAGTATTGGAAACCTAAGACCACCATCCAAGAAGGTATCCGTAACGTATTCAATGACATGAAGGGGGAGTTTAATAATGCCTGATATGTACCAGGAGGTAGATAATATCTTCCCCCAGTTTGCTAACAATGATTCCTGTGACATTGTATTCTTCTCCGAAGAGATTCAAGATCTAGAAGAAGGATGTATTGTTGAGTTTGGTGTTGCATCTGCACAGACTACTATTGAGATGGCACGATGTAATCCAGATCGACCTCTATTTGCTTTCGATCATTTCCTTGGTCTTGAACAGACTTCAAAACCTACTCCTGAACATGCTGGATGGGGTGAAGGTGCGTTCCGTGTTGGTGATCCAGATCATCCTTGGATTCCCGATTCTATTGAGGGTGTTTTCAAGAAACTAGAACGATATAAGAACGTCAATCTATTCGTAGAAGATGTTCATGAACTGAAAGATCCATCCGAGTATGGTATTGGTAAGGTTGCTGCAGTCAATGTTGATGTTGATATTTACGAACCCACAGTATCTTGTCTAAATTATATTGATCGACTTGAATGGGATAAACTTTATATCCGATTCGATGACTGGCA